GGCGATACTCTTCTGGACGCTCTTCGAGTTGTTTAGCACGCCACTCTTTGTAGTATCCCTTTTCTTTTTGAAGTTCGTTGTGTTTTTCACGGCGGTCGGGTTTTTTATCGTGTTTGCGTTGTTTCTCACGGCACTTGAGACACGTCGCCACTTCCTTGTTGTTTTTGTCCAAAAATTGATCCAAAGGCTGTGGTGCGCGAGAGCATGAGCACTTTTTGAGTAGAGGGGGGTCCATCTTACTATTATGGTAAGATATTCTTTACGTTTCAACCTCAGGAACCTTGAACGTTCCTGGGGCCGAAGCCCGGTCGTTTGCGACCGTTTTCTCCTTCCCGTATTTTTTTGGATTTTATAAATCTTACCATGTGAAAATAATATATGGTAAGATCAGTTGGAAAATGCCAGGCCGCCCATCCCGGACTGAATGCGCAGGATGTTGTAGTTCACCGCGAACATCTTCTGGAGCAGGTTGGTCGTGCTGTTCTTCAGGTTGAAGAACACCTGGGCGTTATCAATACGCGAGAAGTTGCAGGTGCCAGTCGGCTGGTGCTCCTCCGGCTGCAGCGCGAAGGAGTACACGTAGATGCCCGGGTAGGGCGTGCCGGAGTGGTACACGTACGGCTGGTACTGGTTGAAGTACTTGCCGACCTGCTCCTTGAAGCGATCCTGACCGTTCAGGATCAGCTTGAAGTCGCGCATCGGGCCGACCTCGTAGGCGCTCTGGCCCAGACCAGTGGCGGCCGCAGACACGGCGGCACCCTCCTCCATCCAGCCGTAGGCGCCAACGGTCGAGTTGAAGAGCAGGTTGGAGGCGCCGGTCTGCACAATGTTGGAGGTGAGCATCGGCGCGCCCAGCATGTGGGGCAGCACCGCGCCCTGGGACAGAACCGAGGCGGTGTTGCACGTCACCTGCACGTTAGAGCAGCCGGTGGAGAAGTTCCACATGCCGTTCAGGTTGGTCGTGGTCGTCTGGCTGCCGTTCTGGTAGCACCAGATCAGCTCCTTCACCGGGTGGTTGAAGGACAGACGGACGGTGTTCTGCTGACCAGACAGCGAGTCGCCGCCGGTGTGCTGCACCTGCTCGATCAGGTACTCGTGACCCTTCTGGGCGAAGCGGCGACGCTCCTCGGTGTCCAGGTACACGTAGTTGGCCCACACCTCGAAGACCGGGCTGGAGGTGCCGAAGTAGCTGGAGAAGGTCGAGGTCAGGTCGAAGTCCAGGCGGACCTCGTGGTACTGCAGAGCAATCAGGGGCAGGTACAGGCCCGGGTTGCGGTTGAAGAAGAACAGGAGCGGCAGGTACACGTACGTCTTGTTGGTTGCCAGGTCAGCCGCGGCGGTCGACTGGGACGTCATCTTACCGTAGTTGATCTTGTCCGACTCACCCAGGAACACCTCGGCGTACAGACGGAACCAGGCCTGGTAGTGCTTGTCGATGCGCTGGCCACCGATCGTCAGCTCGACGGCAGCGATCGCACGCTCAGCCACCCAGCACGTGTCGAAGGTGGTGTTGTTGGAGGTCGTCGCGTTGGAGCCGTTAGGGATCAGACCCACGTACATGTTGCCGACCAGGTCGCCGTTGCGGGCGATCGTCACGGACACACGGCCGCTGTTGGAGGGGGTGCCGTTCACGGTCTGCTGGATGTTCTCCATCGCAAAGTTGGTGTGGCGCTTGTACACCGCCTGGAAGAAGGTCACCTTGGGCTGACCGGTAAGGTAAACGTCCTGAGCGCCATAAGCAACCAGCTGCATAAGTCCACCGGCCATTTGTAATATTCCCCAAGAAAAAAATTTAGACGACTTTCCATTTGAACCCGCCTGCTGACCGTGCTATACCTTTACAACACCGACTTATACCCCTCAAAATCATCCTGAACCGTCTGACCTATATATTCCTTACGTGGATCGAGCTTGCACTTTATAGAGTATACAAAGGGCATGCACTACTGAAAGTAGCAGAGACTTCTTTAGTTCGAAAACACGAGGCCGCCAAGACCCGACGCCACCTTGAGGACGTTATAGTTCACCGCAAACATCTTCTGGGAAAGGTTGGCGCCCATGCCCGACTTGAGGCTGACGGCCACCTGGGCCATGTCGATCCGGCTGAAGTTGCAGGTGCCGCTGGGCTGGAGTTCCTCGGGCTTGAGGGCGAAGGAGTACGAGTAGATGCCGGCGTAGGGGGCTCCCGAGTGATACTGGTACGGCTGATACTGGTTAAAGTATTTGCCGGGCTGCTCGATGAAGCGGTCCGTGCCGTTCAGCATCAGCTTGAACTTGTGCAGAGGGCCGACCTCGTACCCGTAGGTGGTGTTGGCCGTGCCGTAGTTGGGCACACCCGACTCTATCCAGAACACGTTGCCCGTCTGGACGTTGGACTGGAGGTTGATGGTCCGGTCGGTGAGGGCACCAAGTGCCGTGACGATGTACAAGTTGGACGAGAGCAGGGGCGGGGCAAACAGACGAGGAACACCCACCTGATTCGGCAGGAGGTTCATGCCGTTCTGGGGAAGGACCTGGGGGTTGACCGTCACGTTCACATTCGCCGTGCTGGAGCTAAAGTTCCACATGGCGTTCAGGTTCGTGCTGGCGCTCAGCTGATTGTTCTGGTAGCACCAGATCAGCTCCTTGACGGGGTGGTTGAACTGGAGGCGGATGATGCTCGGGGCGTTCTCCGAGCTCGTGCCGACGGCGTCTGGGGTCACGTGCTGGACCTGCTCGATCAGATACTCGTGGTTGTTCTTGGCGAAACGGTCACGCTCGGTCGTGTCCAGGTACATGTAGTTGGCCCAGACCTCTACGCCGTTCGTACCGAAATAGCTCGAGTAGTACTGGCTCAGGATAAAGTCGATGCGGACCTCGTGGTACTGCAGAGCAATCAGGGGCAGGTACAGGCCCGGGTTGCGGTTGAAGAAGAACAGCAGCGGCAGGTACACCTTGGACGGGCTCGTCGTGCCCACGTTATTCACGACTGACGACGAGGTCAGGCGGCCATAGTCCATCTTCTTCGTGTCGGCCAGGAAGACCTCGGCGTACAGGCGGAACCACGTCTGTTGGTGGCGGTCGATCAGCTGCCCACCGATGTAGAGCTCGACGCGCTCGATGGCGCGCTCAGCGACCCAATTCATATCGAAATTGGAGTTGGTCGAGGTCAGCTGAGCCGACGAAGACTGTGTGGGGGTTGCGACCATGAACATATCACCGACCAGATCACCCGAGCGGCTCAGGGTCACGGTGAAGACGCCACCGTTGCCGCCCGAGCCGTTCACCGTCTGCTGGACGCATTCCATGGCGAAGTTGGTGTGACGCTTGTAGGTTGACTGGAAGAAGGTCACTTTGGGCTGACCCGTAAGGTATGTATCCTGGGCACCATAGGCCACGAGTTGCATAAGTCCGCCACCCGGCATTTTAATATAGGTTGCGAAAAAGTTCGGGCGCGAAAAACCCAGGGTCTTAATTTCTGCCTGAATATTACAATGTCTCGCACGAAGATTGAGGAAATCCCTGACGAAGAGGAGGAGATGGAGGAGATGGATGAGGACGACCTCGAGGACGAGGGTATGGATATGTTCGAGGCCCTCGGGTCTCTGCTCGCGACCGAGGAGGGTGAGACCATCGCCACGACCCTGGTTGGTCTGAAAGACGCGACCGAGAGAATCGCACAGGGCATGGAGATGCAGAACAAAATTCTAGTCAAAATTCTGTCGGCCATGTCGTCGGCCAAGCCGTGTGCATGCCCGCCGGTGGCGCAGGGCATTCTAGCTCCCGCTTAAAAAAGTCGCGGCCACTTGTATCAATGGCAACCAAGGGCTCCACCACCAAAAAGGCTACTGAGGGAAGTGCCTACCAGAAAGAAATCAACTCGTGGACGCCCGAGGACCTCAACAAGAAGCTCGTAGAATGTGAGCGTAATCTCCATCTGGATCTCCAGAACGGAGACAAGCGCCAAGAAATTTTCAAACTACTCGCGGCCAAGTGGCTCCCGGCATCACCAAACCGGGATCCGAACGGCCTCCCCGTGGATATCGACAAGGAGGACCTCGAGCGCCTTCAGGTGAATAAGCGCCGAATTATCGATATCTGTGGTTACATGCTTGCCCGGTCCGAACTGCTAGAGATTAGTAAGACTGAGACCCAGGACATCAACATGAACCCGATGACCTTTGAGCGCCGTATCAAGCGCTTCAAGGAGTGCTACAAAGCCATCGTCAATAAATTCATCGAAAATGACGCTGAATTCAAGATGTTCAACAAGCCCATGGTCGAGAATCCTGACGTGGACATGGACATCGAGAAGGATGCCACGTCGTATCAGAAGCTCTTGATTTTCCTTCTGAAACAGGCGTACCGTAACGGCTACCGTCGCTACCGCGACCAGTGCTGCAAGGAAATCCGCAACACTCGGGCGTGGAAGCCGGTCAAGGAGATCAAGGACTTTGTCTATGACGAGACCCAAAAGGAGGACAATGCCGAGATGTGGCTGAACCTCACGAACCGAGGCAACATGGCCCACGATGTCATCCGCCACTTGACCAACTGCAAGGATATTCAGTTTTCTGAAATCAAAAAGGATCGTCACGTCTGGTCGTTCCATAACGGTCTTCTGGATGCGCGCCCTCTCGAGATGGTCAAGGACTCTGCGGGTCGCCGTCAGATGAAGTTTTACCGGTACGACGGCGCCGAGTTTGAGAATCTAGACCCGACGCTCGTGTCCTGCAAGTACTTTGATCAGCCTTTCGATCCGTACGACGACACCGAGGACTGGTATGATATTCCGACACCCCACATGCAGAAGGTTCTGGATTACCAGCGCTTCGAGGAGGATGTGGCTCGGTGGGTCTACGTGTTCATGGGGCGTCTGTGCTTCGACGTGAATGAGCTGGACGGGTGGCAGGTCATCCCTTTTCTGAAGGGAATTGCACAGTCCGGCAAGTCTACCCTGATTACGAAGGTGGCCCGTCGGTTCTACGAGTGCGAGGATGTCGCGACGCTTTCGAACAATATCGAGAAGAAGTTTGGCCTTTCGAGCATCTACAAGGGTTTCATGTTCATCAGTCCGGAGATCAAGGGTGACCTGCAGCTCGAACAGGCCGAGTTTCAGTCTCTCGTGTCTGGTGAGGACGTCAGCATTGCGCGAAAGTGCGAGACGGCCCTGAGTATGCAGTGGACGACTCCTGGAATTCTGGGTGGAAATGAGGTTCCAAACTGGAAGGACAACTCTGGGTCTATCCTGCGTCGCTTGGCCACCGTGAATTTTGGTCGCCAAATCGCACCCGACGTGGCTGACCCGCACCTCGAGTACAAACTCGAGGCTGAGATGCCTGCGATCCTGTGCAAGTGTCTGCGGGCCTATCTGGATTACGCGTCCAAGTATGCCGACAAGGACATCTGGAACGTCCTACCCAAGTACTTCAAGACGATCCGAAGCCAGGTGGCTACGGTGACCAACTCGCTCCAGCACTTTCTGTGTTCGGAGAAGTTCCGGTTTGCGCCAGACGCGTTTGTGCCTCAGAAGATATTCGTGGCTCAGTTCAACCAGCACTGTCGCGAGAACAATCTGGGCACGTTCAAGTTCAACCCAGACTTTTACGCAGGGCCGTTCAGTTCGAAGGAGTTGGAGGTTCGCGTCGAGTCCGCGATGTACCAACAACAGGCGTACGCGACCCAACCTATTATTTACGGCCTCGATTTCAAGAACGAAGAATAAAATGTTCTAAAGTAGTAGAATGCCGGGGAACACCCCCAGAACCGCGGCCGCCCGGAAGATTCAGTCGATCTTCCGGAAGAGGCGCGTTTTTATGAACAGTCAGGGAAGCTGGAAGACTTCAGCCTCTTCCCTGACGGCCAAAATAGTAACCTTTAAGTTGCCGACGAATTTCCGGTCGGTATTCGAGTCTGAGCCCAAGGGGTTCTCGGAAATCACGGGCTACAAGGCGTCTTTCAAGAAGCCCACGGTGCGCTGGATTCCGGGTCAGGGCTGGATCGGCGACTCTGATGGCGTGAATAAAGTCATAGCCAAAAAGGGCCAACAGACCATCGTTCTGACCGACAAGTACTTTGACGTCATGGGTCTCGGGAACTACGAGGCGGCCCTGCTCGCCATCGTCAAGAACGGGTGGGCGCCGCCTCTGCTGCTCAAGGCCCCACCTATGTACAAGAAGATTGATGGAATTTTCTACGTCAATAGGCCATTCGTCCTCGATGACCTCCGTGAGCAGCTCGTGACGCTCCCCAAGACGATGGTCGAGA